TTGCTGCTCCTTCTCTGCTAATAGCACATCAGTGCTCACTGATGCCTGTGCCTGTTTTATAGCCAATGCTTTAGCTCTCAAGTTAACTTCTGATATCTGGATGTTGGAGAAGTTCTCGATCAGAGTTTCTGCGTCCATACCTTGTGGGACACCCCCTAGCGCGTACTTTGAGAGCACTGCAAACTTTGCTGAGTCATACTGCTTGTGCTTGGCAGAATACTGCTTGATCACTTTTGTGATCATCATGTTCCTAATGTCCTTGCTGGCCACTTTCTTAGTTGTGGCAATCATACTGACAACTGCACATGCCAGGTCAGATTCGTCTAAATGCTGACCTCCTGTGGTTGTGCTGCAGTTTATCATCATAATGACATTGTTCTCAGACATTTTCAGCTCAATAGCCATGTCATTGATCGATTCCCTTGAGTATACAGCACCACATAATGGTGTCATTAGTACAGAGCCGCCGTTGTTCCATGCAAGATTTATCATCTTATTGAAGGTAATCATAGCAAGCATGCCAGCTTGCTTAAATGTAATCACCATAACCTTGTCGGTGTTATCCTTTGTGTTATATACGTTCTCTCTGAACGTAGACACTATGACGCTGTGGCATGACAGTTCTTTCCCATCTTTTATATAAGGGAATCTGAACCTTATTGCTTTGTCACCCTTTGACTTCTTCTCATTCCTAATGTAAGGGCCAACCTCAAATAGTATCTTGGCCGAGAATTCAAGGGACTGTGACTGTGTAGTCATACTAAGGTCTTCTAAGAAATCTTTGCAATGGGTTGCAAATGTCTTGCACAAGTCAGTGAAGTTGAATTCCACTGCTGCATACTCTTTAACAAAGGACTCTGGGGTCAGTCCAAGGATTATGATATCCTTCTTGATATCTGAATTGATTACAGACCCAGGAATTAAGCCAGAAACTTCAATTTCTTTTCTGGTGGCATCATTCTCCTCAATCTTCAAGGATGTCAGGGCATCCCTCATACTGAATGTCTTGTCCATATTGATACTTGAGGTGTGCTATACCTCTATATATTGAATGTAGTACGACTTCGGATTCTATATTGTGATGTGTGGCAATCTCACTTGCTAACAGGTTGAAATTTGGGTCAGTTGTTATGTTGCTCTTATTCACTTTATTATTTGTCTGAGTGACACCGTCAACAAAGATATGTATCTTATAGGAGCTATTCACTTGGACTATAGGCTCTTGATACAGCACACCACAATTGCAGTTCACGTACCTCACTATGTAGTATATCTTTTCCTCACCAGTGCAGTTGTACTTTAAAGAATTGTTGATTTTGGTTATATCGATACAGTATTTAGTGT